CAATATCACCAGCACCTTGTGCGCTATATCCTGCTGAACCCGAACTAGCAGATAAACCAAAAAAATCAGGAATTCCTGTTTGTTGTTGATATGTAAGCATAGTGGTAAGAACATTATCTTCATATTCCAAACCACCCTTACCTTCAGATATTAGAAATAAATTTTGAATTTTGTCAACATGACTAATATGGGATTCTGTTCTTGGCCTTACTTGCCGAACATATTTTTGCAAACTCATTCAATATCTCCATGCGTAATGTTTAGACTATTTATATAACACAGAGTTTAGTGAATGTCAAGTCATACTTTGAAGCCGCCAAAGTCTGTGTTGTCAAATACTGGTTCTGTGAAGTCTTCTTGACCACTATCTACAAGGCTATCTTGCTCAGATACTTTAATATCAAACAATCTCATTTTTGCACGATCAATTCCAATAACAAATCGTTTATTCACCGTTAGATCGTTGTACCTGTTTTTGAGTTGCTTGACTGCGATTTGGTTGAGCTCATCAAGTTCTTCATTAGAAATGAGTGCAAACATGAGATCAGCAGTAGCGGGTAAGCCAAAACTTTCAGATGTATCTTCAAGACCAACATCTGAATTGGAGAAACCTGATCTAGTGGTTTGTGTTGCCGACATAATTGGAACATTTGTCTCAACTGCCAATCCCCTAAGTTCCTCTGCAATCGACTTGATATACATGTAAGAGTTAACATTTTGCGCTCCTTTAAATCGACTAGATGCACAAATGTTCAAATAATCTATAAAAATAATATCGGGTTTAAATGACTTCTTGATAGCAAGTTCTTTAATCAGTCCTCTGAAATGTGCAGAGTGAGCTGATGCTGTTGGGTATTCCTTGACAATAAGTTTGCCAGAAGTTGATTTGATAATCTTAGCAATCTTGTTGTCAAACATTTGCTTGGGTAGATTATGCAAATCTTCCATAGAAATATTCATAAGGTTTGCATCAATACGTTCTGCGATGCGTTCCTCAGCCATCTCCAAGGTGATGTAAAGTACATTCTTACCTTGACTAAGGCAGTTTGCTGCAACATGACACATAAACAAACTTTTACCTACACCTGTGCCTGCAAGTGCAATATTCAGTGTTTTTGGTGGAAGTCCACCCTTTGTGATTTTATTAAAAAATTCTAAATCAAATGGAATCTTCTTTTCTACTGTATGGTAATAATCGAAGCGTGATTCTGAATCATCAAGGTAATCATGGCCAACAGCATTATCGAAACCAACAGCCAAGGCATCAGTAAGAATGCCAGGAATAGCATCTGGGCCACGATCCTTATCTTTTCCATCAATAATAGATATGCCTTCAACAATAGCGTTGTACACAGCCTTATCTTTACAAAACTTTTCTGTAGTATCTACTAACCAATCAAAGTCTACATCAGTAGAGCTGAGTGTCTGAATGACAGCAACAACTTTTTTATAATCATTCTCGTTTAAATCTTTTCTTCCCTGTACCTCAATTTCCAGAGAAGTTTGTGTAGGTATTTTATTATACTTATCTACAAATTTTGTTATCTCTTCAAAGATGGTTCTCTCTGTTCTATCAGAGAAATAATCTTTCTTCATGAACGGTAATACTTTACGAGCATATTGCTCATTGGTTACAAGCTGTGTAAGTGTTGTTCGTTCAATCGTCTGTAGCATATTTAATATCATCTTCCTTTGATTGATCACTTATGATATCCACTAGAATATCACCAATGAAAGTAAAAAATTCTTCATCAAATTCTTCTCTTGGTATTCCTACATTGTCTATTATAGTATATTCAAAACGAAAAGGCAAGGTTCCATCTTCATTTAAATTATCTTCTTCTGGAATTGATACCTTACCATAATTATATATCACATCCTTAAACTTGCCATCTTTAATCATGATGGAAGCAAAATCTTCGTCTTCCTGTGAAACAAATGTATAGTTATCTTTTATATCAGACATATTGTAAATAGCTTCCCATGATATATTTTGGATTTTTCACAGGTGCTTTTCCAGCATGTATCCAAGGCCACAGTGGAGGAAAAAGTAAAATAGACCCTATCCGACAAGGTGACGAACCAGCTAAAACTTCTAATTCTGTTTGCCCTGCATAATTATCTGTGAGATAGACAAACATAACCAGAAAACGTCTGGCCGTTTCATAGTCTCTGACATCAACATGAGCAGGAAACTCATCTGTTGTATTAGGCAAATATCGTTTTATCTTAAATGCTTCTACACCAAATTTTTCTGGAAACTGAAATGGTTTTATACGACAATCTTTTTTATATTTTTCAACATTTTCCATAAACAAATTACTAAGAAAATCCAAATCTTCTTTAAATGGTGTATCAGGAGAAGACATTAAATTCAACACAGTCAAAGTTTTTCCCTCACCACAATCTTGTAACTTATGCATTTCTGGATGGGCTTCAAATTTGTCAACAAAATATTGACACTTCTCATCCGTCATTACATCATTATAAATTCTAACTAAATTATCCATTATTTTTTCTTTACTGTAAAATCAATACCCAATCGCTTTTCATGCGTAGTAATTTCAGAAGCGCAATGTTGAACTCTTGGGTCAAACACAACAAAATGAGTGGGCACCATAGGAATTGCTTCATCACCATGTAGAAATAATCCACCATCTTTGGAATTCCAATTACTGTTTAACAACCCAACAATCTTGATGTAATCCGTATCATGTTCATGGTCGATATGTCTATTATCTAAGCGATGTTTGTCCTTCATACTTATACCACAATAAGAAACCTCTGGATAAAACAAATCACTTCTCTTATCATAAATCTGAATAAGAAGACCCATTGCCATTCCAGCTAATATTTCATCTATTGGCTCATTTTCAATAATATCAAGTTTTAGATGTTTATCTTCAAATGACATACCAATCGGATATTTGAGATTCCAATTACTACTATTCATCGCAGCAAATTTTAACATATCTAGATATGATGTAGAACAACAATCCTCAATCACTTGTAGCATATCTAAATTCTTTCATTGCAGCAGTTTCTAATTTTTGCATAATTTCATCAGTAAAATAATCTTTTGGATTGTTCAAAATAGTTTTACCAAATTGTTTGGAACCGTCAGGCAATTCAATTCGTGTAGATACCTTCTTGAAAATTCCATGTTTCTCTGCAAGCTCTAACAATCCATAATGTCGATCTAATCCCTTATCATAAGTCAACCGAACATCAACTACCTTATTCTCTACAGTCAAACGAGATTTATGATTCTTGCAATGAATAATATTACCAACAACTTCTGTGCCGTCTTTCTCTTTCCTTTTAGATAGATAGATGATGGACGATGCAGCATATTTCAAACCAGAGCCCCCACCCATTTCTTTTTGGGGAAACATGGAACCGATAACATCATAGGTATGATTGGTGACAACCATAGGAACTTTGGCACGACCTAGTTTCAAAGTCAATACACGAAATGCAGCTTTGAGAACTTGGGCCCTTGTCATATCTCTTGTCTCTTTACCATCTGATGTATCTTCTACTTCCTTGGTAGTAGATAGCATACCAAGTGAATCAAGACACAAAAATAAAGGTTTTTTGTCTGATTCATTTTGTAAAAGATATGAATCCAGAACCTTTAGAGCTTGTGTACGAAATTCCTGTACGGTTGTCACAGGCATAATGACCATACGATTAGGGTCTATACCCCTGTCCACCACCATCTGCTTTGTGATTGCAGATTCACTTTCAAAGTAAATTACACCAGCGTTGGGGTCTTTGTCAAGAAAGTTTTTAACAATGCCCATTAGAAAATAGGTCTTGCCTGTCGCAGATTCGCCGGCGAGGACCGTGATTTTATTAGCAGCTAGTCCACCGTAAAGCGAACCAGATAATAGTCCGTTAAAAATGTAAGAACCAGTATCAATAAACGAATCTACATCACCGGCTTCTACACCGTCAACTACCAAGGATGCATATTCATTTCCCACATCCTTGATTACATTCTTTAAAAAATCAGTCATATATTATATATCTCCTTATTTTATTGCAATAGCGCCAAGGAATAAAAAGTTCTGCCAAAAAACTTGCACACTTTTAAATCCAGCACCCATCAACATGTCTTCAATTTCTTTCCATGTATTAGGTTTTAACATATGTCTAAGAGTTTGTTCCTTACCCATAATATCATCATAATTAAATTTCTGACCTTTAAAATCATAGTAATTAAAGGTTAACATATCTTGAATAAATGCGTTCTCTGTATATATCTTTTCTGCAAATATATACGCACCGCCAATATTTAAACCATCATAAATTTTTTCGATAACAGCCTTACGATCTTTCTTTGGCATAAACTGTAAAGTAAAAATAGATGTAACAAGAGAACAATTATCAAACTCGTACTCTCTAACATCTTCTTTACGAAACTCAACTTGAGCCCAAGGTTCCTGCTTGGCTAATCTTTCTAATCGTTCATCTAAATTACCAAAAAATCCTTCAGCAATTTCAACCCCAATGTATTTGGCATCTTTACAATGATCTTTATTGTATTGCAACATTCTCTCTGTTGTCTTACCTGTAGAACAACCAAGATCAACTATATTTGTATTTTCTTCTACAAAATATCTTGAGAAATTTACAATATCTCCAAGTAAATTTCTATATCCACGAATTGACCAATCAATATGTTCATCAAATCCTTCTTGCCGATGTGCAAATGTAAAATCAGCCATTATATTTCTCCAATACGTTAGTGTAAACTGCCGAAGCAATTCGTTCCATCATCAGGGGTGGAACCATTCTCCCACACCGTTCTGCCTTCTGATTCCATTTACCTGTTAACTTGAAATCATCAGGTAAGCTCATTATACGCTTTAATTCGCCTAAAGTCAACTTCCTTGGTTCAATCCAGTGAAATGCACCAGCAGTTGTATCGGCCGAGCCCATGGCCGTGATAGTGGGACTTGGTGTATATTGCGATAATCTTTTAAGATTAAAATGATGTCCTTTAGGATGATAATCTCCACCAGTAAGAACTTTATCTGGATCAATAGGCATCTTACTACCCGTCTGTTTCCAATATGCTGTGTTGGTAAATTTTTCAGTCAAATACTTTACCTCTTCTGGATCATATTTCAAACCAACCATAACATCCTTAACAGGAATAACATCCCTATCTGGCTCAGGGAAAATCTGAGAGATGTTCATGAAATTATATCCAGTCTTTGCTGCAACATCTTCACGCACACCAATAAAGATAACCCTAGTCCTTGTCTGTGATACGCCATAATACCGACTGTCTAATACCTTGGCGCAGACTTCATAACCAACCTTTTCAAATGTGTTGAGTATCTTGTTGAAATACTCCTTGGCCTCACCAACAGTCAGTCCCTTGACATTCTCTGCAATAATAACTTTTGGTTTGATTTCTTCAGCAACTCGTAGAAACTCAAAGAACAGGTCTTCAATATTCTCTACAGTCTTACCATCAGAATAGTTCTTGGTCTGACCCCAACCATCAGAGTGTTTGCCAGAAACCTTCTCTAGTGTTACGTTACCAAACAGATCAATACGTTCTTCTTCAATTGAATTGTGTGACAACTTCCCCGAAACAGAGAACGCTGAACAAGGTGGTGATCCATCAAGAATGTCAATCTCACCCACACCAACACCAGCTGCATCTAGGAAATCCTTACCATTGAGTTCCTTGATATCGCCGGGTAAAATAACCGTGTCTGGATAGTTCTCTGCATAGGTCTTC